GCACACCTCAAGAAGTTCTGTGCAGACAGAATGTATCCTATTGAGTTGATCGACAATGACGAGTACGGACATCCAGAACAGAAGAACCATGTCCAACACCAGAACCTCATAAAGTTTCAGAGTACACTGGACTTGCCATTCTCATTGCGTGACTATCAGTATGATGCGGTGACACACGGTATCAAAGAGAAACGTGCCATCCTATTGTCACCTACAGGATCGGGTAAGTCATTCATCATCTATAATCTGATGCGGTGGTACACTGCGAACTTTAGTCAGAAGATTCTAATCGTTGTTCCGACAACAAGTCTGGTAGAACAGATGTACAAAGATTTCGAGGACTATGGATACGATCCAGAACTATGTCACAAGATATATTCTGGTAAGGAGAAGGTGACCGACAAGCGGATCATAATCTCTACATGGCAGTCTATCTACAAGTTTCCGAAGGAGTGGTTTGAACAGTTCGGTTGCGTGTTCGGTGACGAGGTACATCTATTCAAGGCAAAGTCTCTGTCTGGTATTATGAATAAGTGTACAAAAGCACCATATAGATTTGGAACTACTGGTACTTTGGATGGTACAGAGACCAACAAACTGGTACTCGAAGGTCTGTTTGGGCCTACATTCCGAGTGACTCAGACTCGTGATCTACAGGAGAAGGGTACACTCGCAAAGATTGATATTGATGTTCTCTTACTGCGTTACCACAATGATGTGTGTCATATGTTGAAGGATGCAACCTACCAAGAAGAACTCGACTACATTGTGACCAATGAGAAACGCAACAAGTTGATTACCAACCTTGCGTTAGACCAGAAGGGTAACACTCTGGTACTATTCCAGTTCGTGGAGAAACATGGTAAGATTCTCTTTGATATGATGAGAGACAAGGCAAAGGAAGGTCGTAAGATATTCTACGTGTCGGGGGAAGTGGATGCCGCAGACCGTGAACAAATTCGTGGTATTGTGGAGGGTCAGAAAGATGCGATTATTGTTGCTAGTTTGGGTACTTTCAGTACTGGGATTAATATTAGGAACTTACATAATATTGTATTCGCCAGTCCTAGTAAGTCTCAAGTAAAGGTGCTACAGTCGATAGGAAGGGGATTGAGACAGTCTGACGATGGGTCTGTGACCAAGTTGTTCGATATTGCGGATGATATGCATATCCGCAGTCATAAGAACTTTACACTGCGACATAGTGCAGAAAGAATTAAGATATATACTAAAGAGCAGTTTCCTTATAAGATACATCAAATTAACATGAAATAAAAGGGATTTAATATGGAAGATGAAGTAAGACAATTAAAACTTGCGAATGGTGAAGAGATTCTTTGTGAAGTTATGCAGTGGTCGGAAGGGGATGACTTTGAGATATTAGTCAGAAAGGCGATGCGTTTGATCATGATGGAAAATGGTGAAGGTATGAAGTACTATGCGTTTCGCCCGTGGATGGTCTATCAAGAGAGTGGGGAAGATTTACTTATTATCAACTCAAGTCATATTGTGGGTATGGGATTCCCGACTCGCACGTTAATGGTTCAGTACTATGAAGCAGTGGCAGATATGCAAGAGATGCACGTGGTAAGAGAGAAAGAGTTTGAGGAAGACCACCAACAACCAAAAACGATGAAGAAAACTAATAGTGATAAGATAGAAGACTACTTATCTCGTATGGACAGTGGTTCGAATGTTATTGATTTATTTTCAGGATCACCAAGCAACAAGTTACACTAATGAAATATAAGAACACCCAAGACGATTATATCTTCACGAAGATGATTGACGATGAAGATATGAATATGAGAATAGTCAACCGTATCGCTGATGCGGGTGATGAGGTGTACCAAGTAACAAATGTAAAAGCAGATGTTACAATGGGTAATTACCATACTCTATATCCAGAGTTTAGAAAACTAGCAGATATAGTTGAGGACTTCTGTAAGGAATCAACTATAGAAATGAACATGGATTTTGAAAACCATCACTATAGAATAAATCTACCACAGTGGAGAAGTGTAGCGGTAGAGTCTTTAAAAGTAAATATGATGTGTGGTATTCGTTATACAAGTGGAGAAGTTTGTCTCCCACATAACCATTGGCCAGCACAATGGGCATTCACTTACTATATCGATCCACCCGAAGGATGTTCTAATCTAGTCTTCCCAACAATAGGAACAGAGATTGAGGTAGAACATGGTAAGTTAATTGTCTTCCAAGGAAGTACTATACATGAGACAGTTGCAAAACAATTTGAAGGTGAAAGATTTACTGTATCTGGAACAGTAACTTTCGCAGGAGCGAATTACGAACCCACGATATTCAGCGGCGGGCAACGATAAGCTTTATTATAAAGGACAAAACATATAATGTCAAGTGAAAAAATAAATAAAATTGGATTCACCTGTTCCGCATTTGATCTGTTCCATGCGGGTCACGTGAAGATGTTGGAGGAAGCGAGGACTGTCTGTGACCATCTGATAGTAGGATTGCAGACTGACCCTACCATAGACAGACCAGAAAAGAACAAACCCATTCAATCGGTAACCGAAAGGTACATACAGGTAGACGCCTGTAAGTGGGTAGATCAGATCATTCCGTATGAGACAGAAGAAGACTTACTGGACTTGATGCAACTACTTGACTTTGATGTTCGTATCATTGGAGAGGAGTATAGGGAAAAAGATTTCACTGGAAAGGATTATTGTCTTGACAATTATATCCAAGTGTACTATAATGGCAGACATCATAAATTTGCAAGTAGTGAACTAAGGAAAAAACTAGGAATTAAATAATGGCGAAGATTAAACCAAAAGACAAACCGCATTACGTAAACAATGCACAATTCTCTCAGGCAGTGGTAGATTATGTTACTGATCTAAATGAGGCACGTACTGCGTGTGTCATCCTACCCAAAGTACCCGACTACATTGCAATGTGTTTTCTCAAGATATGCGAGGGTCTATCCCACAAGTCTAACTTTGTGCGGTACACCTATCGTGAGGAGATGGTGATGGATGCAGTGGAGAACTGTCTCAAGGCGATTGAGAACTATAACCTAGAGGCGGCAACTCGTACTGGTAAACCAAATGCATTTGCCTATTTCACACAGATTTCGTGGTTTGCATTCCTACGTAGGATTGAGAAAGAGAAGAAACAACAAGACATCAAGATGCGTTATATGGAACAGTCTGGTATTGAGGCATTCCTAGACAATGAATTAGGTGATGATCAGTCACAACAATATGCTAGTGCGTATGTTGATGGACTGCGTATGCGTATTGATGAAGTGAAAGAGAAAGACTCAGTATGGAAAGAGATTGTTAAGAAGGAACGTAAGAGACGTACTGTTAAGGTCGATTCTGATCTGACAGATTTTATAATTGAAGAATAGGTGAACGAATGTTAATTGCAATACTGAATGACACCCATGCGGGTTGTCGAAACTCATCTGACATTTTTATGGATTACCAAGAAAGGTTCTATAGGGATGTCTTTTTTCCGTACTTGGTTGAGAACGGTATCAAACAGATTATCCATTTGGGTGATTACTATGACAACCGTAAGACAATCAACTTCAAGGCACTACAGCACAATCGTAAGATATTCCTTGAACCTATGCGGGAACATGGTATCACTATGGATATCATTCCAGGCAATCATGATGTCTATTATAAGAACACCAATGAACTGAATGCACTGAAAGAACTCCAAGGTCACTATATGAATGAGGTGAACCTTATTATGGAACCAACAGTAGTAAAGTATGACAACTTAAATGTTGCTTTGGTACCTTGGATCAATCCAGAGAACGAGAAAGCAACACTGGAGTTTCTTGCCAACTGTAAGGCAGATGTCGTAGGAGCACACCTTGAACTACAGGGGTTCGAGATGGCACGAGGTCAAGTGTGTATGGATGGTATGAGTAAGAAACATTTTGATCGATTCGAGATGGTTCTGACTGGTCACTTCCATGCCAAGTCTAGTATGGACAACATCCATTACCTTGGTGCACAGATGGAGTTCTTCTGGAATGATTGTGGTGATCCTAAACACTTCCATGTTCTTGATACCAAAACAAGAGAACTAGAAGCAGTACGAAATCCTATAACGATCTTTGAGAAGATTTACTATGATCACGAGACCGTGTCTAATGTCTATAATGATCTTGCATATCTGGACAATAAGTTCGTCAAGGTTATCGTTACCAACAAGGGAGACCCCTATGAGTTTGAACGATTCGTTGATCGGGTACAGGCAAGGAAGATTCACGAACTGAAAATTGCCGAGGACTTTGCGGAGTTCATTGGGGCAAATGTTGATGATGAAAACATAAATGTAGACGATACCGAGACATTGGTATACGATTATGTTGACAATGTAGTTACAGACCTAGATAAAGATCGGATCAAGAAAGAGATATCTCACTTGATGAAAGAAGCACAAAGTATGGAGATCGTATAATGGGTGACGGTGGTAAGGGGGATTCCCCAAGACCGATTACTGATAAAAAGCAGTATGAGAATAACTGGGATGCCATCTTTGGCAAGAACCAGAAACACAAACAGCAGGACATGACCGAACTGAATGGTGACGGTAATAGAGACCGTGGTCGATATGGTGAGGACTTGACTGATGGTTGGGAGGATGAGGAAGAGTTGATGGACTTTCATGGCATTCCTACCAAGAAGAGTATCCAGAGACTGAGAGAGAAATTCAATGGTACCAGTGAGGATGATATGTGGGATCATTATTGCACTGCCGAAGCAAGTTCGATGAAGATCGGCAAGGATGAAGAATGTAGTTGGTGCGGTATGACCGAAAAATAAATTTGACATTATGTGATGAGTGTGGTACTATACCCCAATGATAAATTTCAAGACTTTAAAATTCAAAAACTTCCTGTCCACAGGAAACAATTTTACGCAGATCAATTTCGATGAAACTCCGACTACCCTAGTGGTAGGACACAATGGTGCAGGGAAGTCTACCATGTTGGATGCTCTATCGTTTGGTCTATTTGGCAAACCCCATCGGAAAATTTCTAAGGGTCAGTTGATCAACACTATCAATGGTAAGGGAACTATCGTTGAGGTTGAGTTTGGTATTGGTAACCAAGAGTACAAGGTTATCCGTGGCATCAAACCCAATAAGTTTGAGATATGGGTCAATGGTAATATGGTGAATCAAGATTCCCATGCCAAAGAATACCAGTCGATGCTTGAGAAGAACATCATCAAGTTGAACCACAAATCGTTCCACCAGATTGTGGTACTGGGTTCTAGTTCGTTTGTGCCATTCATGCAGTTGGCAGGAGGTTCTAGACGAGAGGTGATCGAGGATTTACTTGACATCAATATGTTCTCTAAGATGAACGGACTGCTCAAGGAGAAACAGTCTCTACTCAAGGAAGCAATACAGACCAATGGTCACAGTTTGAATCTGGTTGATACCAAGATCAATGCACAGA